CTTATGATAAATACCCATAGGTTCTCCTTTTTTTGCAGACATATTCTTTACAAATCTCTTGTACATATATCTCTGCATGAAAGGTCTGATGGTGGCAGTCTTGCCATACAACACCTGACCTTCAGGTATGTCTAACTTATACGTACCACCCTTAACTAGAATCTCATCCTCATTTATAATGGGTGCATGATTAATTCTAAATCTAGGTAGCTGTGGAGTTTTCTTCTCAGCCACATTTGCTTCGTTAGCTATACCCATAGCCTTTGCCATAGATTCATAATTGTTAGTGTCTATGGTCACTAGGTTTGCTTCTGTCATATATATTCTCCTTTCAGAAAGTTAAAATGTTTCATAGTTATATCAGCTAACATCTTTAGTGTCAAGCCAATTATCACCTATTTTTGCCTCTAATAATAGAGGTACATTAAAGTCTATTTTAAACTGTTGATTTATTATAGCTTTCATGTCTTTGTTGATGCTATCCAATAGGAAAATAACTTTGTTAGTCTCGTCAGGATGCACATCAATCACTATTGAATCATGCACTGTATTAACAATACAAGATTGCAGTAAACTTAATCTATCTTCTATGTGTACAAGAATCAAAGGAACTATATCTGCAGTTGCAAAACTCTGCACAGGATAATTCTTTATCTGTGTGAAGTGTGATACAGAACCATTCATTCTTCGCTCTACATCAGGAAAAGAAAACTCTCTGCCTGATGGTGTAGTAATACTTCTCTTTTCTAAAGCCTCTTTAGCCAATCTGGAATGCCATGATGCGACTCCTTTGTACTTTTTGGTAAAGTCTTGGTAGTATTTTGCTTCTGCTTTTGTCCTACCGAATCCTGTCGCACCATATAACGGAGCAAAGGTATGTGCTTTAGCTTCTTGCCTAGTCGTACTTTGACCTGAAGCTGATATAACTTTAGCTGTATAAGCATGTACGTCAAAGCCTGTCTTAATCTCATTGATAGCCACCTCATCTTGTGATAAATATGCGGCAGTTCTAAACTCTAGCTGTGCAAAGTCTGCCTCTAGAATCTTACCACCTTCCCAACGTGAAACAAATACCTTCTTAACAGGGAACGTGCCACCTCTAGGCATGTTCTGCATGTTTGGGTCTGCTCCACTAAATCTGCCTGTCGCAGTTCTATGTTGTAATAGTCTTACATGTAACATACCATCGGTCTTTACATGAGACTTGATACCCTCTACAAAAGAAGATAGATAAGTATCTAATGCAGACAGTCTCTTCAAGTCCTGTAAGAAGTCACTAGCTTCTTTCATACCTGCTCTGTTTGCCATACCTTGTAGTATATCTAGATTACCTTTGGATACACCAAAGCCATTGGCAGATACCCACTTGGCATTAGGTGCATTGAATCTTAAACCTGCTACCTTAGTTCTGTCATCATGAAAATTATAACCAAGACCATTACAAGCAGGGTCTTTATTGGGATTAGCATAAGGAGTTCCATTCTTTCTTACCTTTCTTATATTACCTGTGCCATTACATATCTTACACATAACAGCTTTTGTTTTATATACAATGTCAGAGTTGTCTTTGACTGCATATCTAAAGTCTTCCTTGCTCATGTGAGGAACAAACTCGTTTGCCCACATAGCTTTGTCTTTAGGCTTTCTACTATAGATAACCCAAGACATCTGTTCAGGACTGTTAAGATTGATGGGCATATCCCCCATTAGATTTCTTACCTGTACAGATAGTCTGCTTTCTATCTCTTGCTTCTCTGTCTCAAACTCTTTTCTTACAGACTCTAACATAGATTCATCTACCTTAAAACCATTCCTATGTGTCCTTGCTAAAGTTCTACATACTTTATTTGTAAGTATAACTGTATCCATAAGGTGTGCATACTTAACAGAGTTAAGTTTCTTGTACTGCTCGTCAGATAACTGCTGTGTAGCATGTAAGTCTGCTGACAGATACTGTGACAACTCATGTCTAGGTATCTCATCTGTAGCATAACCTTTTGCAAAGTATTCCTTCAAGGTATCTTCCTTCTTAGTCTCTAAGTCATACCTCAATGCACAGTCTTTTAGATGCAAAGGTTCTTTGATACCTCGCTGTAATATATACTCTGTAAGCATGGTGTCAAAGACAGGACCTTCATACTTGAAGCCACATTCCCATAACCACATCAGGTCATAAGCTATGTTATGTCCTATAAGTATAGTAGCTTGGTCAAGCAACTCTTGCACACCAACGTGTGCCTCGCCATCCATATCCATATTATATAGATACTCATTACCTGTATCTGTTAAACAACCTACCATAACCAATTTATTGGTAGATTCATATGGGTCAAGATACATCTTCCCATCTCTTTTAGTTACTGTATTTTCTACGTCTAGTGTTAGTTTCATGCACTGTACCTCGCTGTGTGTGGGTTGATGTTGCAGTTTATCATGCCATGCCAACCTGTAATTTTGTTCTTAACAACATTCAAATGCCTCATAGTTGATTCGTCAGTAACACCTTCAACACTTGCAGGTTGTCCTATTAGTATCATCAAGTCGGCTTCTGCCGCCTTGCCTGTACGTGAGCCTTCCATCATTGCCTGATTAAGTCTCTGTCTACCCTCTGCTTCTGCATTGAGTTGTGACATATAGAATATAACACAATCATATTGTTTTGCAATCTGTCTTGCATATATCGCATTTGCTTTTAATGCTTCGTCAGGTCTTGAGTATCCTGCAGTACGTGCAAACTTATCTCCCATGTCAATCACTACGACATCAGGCTTAACACTCTTACACATACTCTCTACCCATGTCATGTCCTCTCCTGTCACATCCTTTATATTTATATAAGGTGATACAACTTTGTATCTACTCCTAGCTTCTGAAGGATTATCTTTTATCTGATACTTATCCATGTTGGATGAAGCAGTCAGATATCTAAACCCTACTCTATCATAAGACTCTTCGTTACACAAGACTACACACTTAGCACCCTGTCTAGCAAAGCCATTATCTCCTACAAGTAGAGATGCATGGAAGCTAGTCTTACCTGTATTAGGTCTAGCACCTACCTCTACTAGATAGCCACCATTGACACCTTCAACCTTCCTAGCTAACTCAGGTAGATTAAATGACCACCTTGTCTGCTGACTCTGTTTAGCCATCAAGGTATCAAACGATATATCATCCCATTCTATCTTCATCTCAGGAGTGAAGTCATCATTGTATTTGTCTAACAAATCACGTAATGGTTTCATACTAGTCTGTGTACCATTGACAAAGTCAAAGCCAAGATTGGCTACATCTTCCCCAATAACTTGTTGGAACAGTTTCGCTAACACATCCTGTGCTATGTCTGCTCCCATAGGCTTCTGCCTTTTAATGTCATTAAACAATGCAGAGTATCCATGCTTCTGTGCAGTTGTCATAGCAGGATTGCTTGACAAGAACAGAGCCTCTAACTCATCAGGGGTTACATCCCTGTCATACTTTCTCATTGCTTTGTCTATGGTGTGCTTGATAGTCCTAGCATCTTTGCTAAACAATCTATCAGGACACCTAGCACCTCTATGGTCTTCATAGAAGTCTCTATTCATTAGGCTACGTAGTAGTGATAGTTCCATGTTGGTTCTCCTTTGGGGTTAGTTTGTATAAGTTATTTATATCCTCTTCTTCTGCGTACTTCAAGTCATCTTTCAGTCTCAATACTTTTACGTCATTTACATATCCTCGTAGTTCTTTTGCAAAGGCTAGTGTTTTGGGCATTGCATCAGGGTCTAAGGCTATGATAGCAGTTGAGAATTGTGATAGGTATCTCTTGTGTGAATCGCTTAATGATGTTCCCAACACAGCTACCCCTACATAAACACCATTGCCTACAACAGATGCACTTACACAATCCTCAACAACTACAGCCACTCTACCATGACCATACGTAAAAGGCAAGTCACTATTTCCATATCTTTTCCATTTGGGCAGACGAAATCCCACAGACCGACCAACTGCATCTACAATTAGTCCGTCTTTCTTGACAGGAAATACAACTCTATTCTCTTTTACATCATAGTAAAGTGGTATCTCTTCATAATTCAATCCGTATTCTTCAGCAAAGTTTCTAACTTCTCTCCTGTGGGAGTGATGAACCACATACTCAGGCAAGGCAAAGTCAGTATCAGCTTTCTTGATATCAGATACGGAGTTCCTAATATCATCTACAGATAAGTTTATCTTCTTAGTTCCTGATACAGGACAAGAAGATTTGTAGCAGTTCCAAACTAACCTTCCCATGTTGTTGGTTACAGTAAATGTTTTATAACCATTACAACTAGGACAGTTAATCCTTTTAGTTTCTCCTACACTTAAATGTAAATCACTTATGTAATTATATATATTCATATTATATACTCTTAATGTAATTAGTACGTAATGTCAAGGCACTTTCTGCACTAGCATACGTATTTTTCATGTAAGGTTTAACTGACTGTGGGTTTGCATGACCTGTGACAGACATAATCTGACCCATAGGAACACCTGCATCTACCATTTCAGTCGTGCCTGTCCTTCGTAAGTCAGATATTCGTAAGTCATCAGGCAATCCTGACAGTTTTATTACTTGTCTAGCTACTTTTGACAGTCTTTGGATAGCATATGGACTATAAACACCCTTCATAGGTGTTGGATATGGTGCAACATAGGGTTGAAAGTCATAGTCTTTCCGTTGTTGTGTAAGCATTTCCAATAAGTCAAAAG